GCATCTCGGTGATGTTGGATGTGTCGGCAGGTTGTGCGCGGCTTGTGCTGAATGCCATATTGCCGGCATCAATCACTGCCTGCGTTTCCGCATCAACACCGAGCATAGCCTTCACTTCATCAATCGCCTGCCCTTCCATCTGCTTAACCTCGTCGATGCCGAGGACTTTGTTCACAAAGCTATCCCAGTCTTCGCCAATCTTGCCTTCTTTGCGTGCAGCGACCATTGTCTGCACAGTCTTAAATACAGCCTTAAAGTGAGCTGAAAACGCTTTAAACATGGCGCGGAATCGCTTGTAGACGCCGGCCTCTTCTTGAGTTTTAGCACCCATGACGGCAGCTTCAATGCCTCTAGAAATTAAGCCTACTGGCAGTCCTGTTGCGCGGCCTTTACGATCAAGCGCAAAACGATCACGAACATACATCTCTGAGAATGTCTCGCGTAGCATCGCGGCATCGTAATCGCCAGCGACAATCTTCCGCACGTTGTTGATCCAATTAAACTCAGACTGCTTAGCGTAATACGCCTCTTGAGCGCTTTTTGACATCTTGGCGATCTGCTCATTAGTCTGAACAATCGGCGCTGTAATGTTGGCAAAAGCTGGAAGCAGTCCGGCGAATGCCTTTTGAATGTCGCCAATCGTCCATGACTTATTAATTAAGCCAAGTGTGAATTTAGATTCGATGTCTTCGTGTAGCAATGTAGCTACTTGCGGCTGTGCATTTTTGCGTGATTCAAAAAGGCTCAAGATGCGCCAAATTCCCTTGGTAGTATCGCCGACTTGTTGCGGGAATACTTCATTGGAGCCGTTGATGCGTGCAAAAACTTCTTGTGTGTCTGATGCAAAACCAGCGGCAGCGGCTTCCGCGCGCACTTCCTCAAGTGCCCTTTCATCAAAGACCCGTGCCGATCCAGCAATAGG